ATACACTTATCATATTCAGATGATTTAGCTTTAGATAATTCAAGTCAAGCAAAAGAATATGTAGAAAGTGAGGCATTTCAGAAGTTTTGGCAAATGAAACTAAAGAAAGATGCACAAGGTAAAAAGAAATGGTTTAACGAGCAAGGCGGTGGAGTTTATGCTACTGCAAGCGGAGGAGCTATTACTGGATTTGGAGCAGGTGTTCCTGAGAGTAATATTTTTAGCGGTGCAATTATAATTGACGACCCTTTAAAGCCTGACGATGCTTCAAGTGAATTGAAAAGAAAAGCGGTTAACGATAGATACAACGGAACTATTCGCTCACGTGTTAATGATAGAGAAACGCCTATTATTGTAATCATGCAAAGACTTCACGAGGAGGATTTAAGTGGTTTTCTTTTAAATGGTGGAAGTGGAGAGGAATGGGAGCATTTATGTTTGCCAGCTTTAAATGAAAACAACGAACCTTTATATTCTGAAAAGCATACGTTTGAAGAATTAGAGCAAATTAGGCAAGCAAATAGATATAATTTTGCAGGACAATATATGCAAACTCCAGCACCTGACGAGGGTGGGGAATGGAAAAAAGAATGGTTTAAAATAGTTGATAAGAACGAAATACCTTTAAATCTACTAAGATGGGAGTTGTTTATAGATGGTGCTTATACAAAGAATACAGCGAACGACCCAACAGGATTTCAAATCGGTGCTAAATGGGATAACAACTATGTAATATTTTCAAGTATAGATAAGTATTTAGAAATGCCTGAACTTCTTAAATTCATTCCAAATCATATTAATGCAAGCGGTTTAAAAATAGCATTGACACTTGTAGAACCTAAAGCAAGTGGTAAAAGTTTGCAACAAATGATTAATTCAACAACAGGCTTAAGTATTACTGAAATTAAAACAGACTTTGTTAATAGTTCTAAAATAGAAAACGCAAGAACTTGCGCAAGTTTTATCGAGGGTGGTCGTGTTATATTAGTTAAAGGGGCGTGGAATGAATCTTTTTTAAATCAAGTAGGAACATTTCCAAACGCTAAACACGATGAGCATATAGATTTAACTTGTTACGGAATAGAAAGAAATTTATTAAACAATTATAAAGTAGATGTAAGATAGTTGTAACAAAATAATAAAAAAATAGTTTTAATAGTATGAAAGTGATTTTACCAGAAAACCAAAGCGAAATAACATTAGAGCAGTACCAACGATATGTGAAACTATTGGAACGTACTGATTTAGATATTTACAATTTTAATCGTAGAAAGTTAGAAATATTTACACCACTAACTTTTAAAGATACTGAAAATGTAACGCAAGTAGATTTTGAGTTTTGTCTTAATCAAATTGATAAAGCACTTAATGAAGAAGTAGATTTTAAAAACACTTTTTTTATTGGAAATGTTGAGTTTGGATTCATACCTAATCTTGACGAAATGACAACGGCGGAGTATGTGGATTTAAACAAGTACACTAATACTCAAGATACGCTTCATTACTTAATGGCAATCTTATTTAGACCTATTATAAATAAAGATAATTTTGGAAATTATGAAATAGCAAATTATGAAGGCACAAAAGAATATTATGAGCTAATGAAGAAAACGCCTTTAAGTATTGCAAATGGTTCTTTGTTTTTTTTTATCAATTTATCAACGGAATTACAGAATTATATCCTGAAATATACGAAGGAGGTACAAAAGAAGGCAGGGTTGCTTCCGACTACTTTGTAAAATGGGGTTGGTATGCTACAATAGTTGAGCTTGCAAGAAACGATATAAACAAGATTGACAAAGTTTTAAAAAGAAACGTTCACGAAGTTCATATATTTTTAGCNCACAAAATAGATAAGCAAAAGTTAAAAGCACAGATTATGAGAAATGGTAATAACGCAAACGTAACACAATTATAATGAATCAATATACTCAAATATTATACTACTTAAAAGAATTAGCAGAGCGAGATGGCTTTGTTAATACAGTTAAGCAAGGCGAAATATCGGAATTGGATATAGAAAAAACAAATATATTTCCTTTGGTTAATATTGCTGTAACTGGTGGTGGGTTTACCAATGGTTCTACTATTACTTTTAATATTGATTTAAGATGTTTGTCAATTAGAGATATAAACAAAGAAGTTGTTAACGATAAGTTTTGGAAAAATGATAACGAAGTTGATAATCTTAATGAAACTTTAGCGGTTTTAAATAGAATGTGGACTACCATGTATAGAGATTTTGACGAAAACAACATTACAGCTTCAGAGAATCCAAGTTTAGAGCCTATAATTTACGATGAAAAGAATATATTAGATGGGTGGGCGTTAACTTTTACTATTGAAGTACCAAATACAACTTTAGATTTATGTCAGTACGTGCCGAATTAGATGCGTTTGGTAAGTATGTAGTAAAGCAATCGAGGGCAAACTTAACACGCAAAAAGAAAAAAGATACAGGAGAACTATACAAATCAATAGACTACGATTTGTTTGTAAGTAAAACAGAAGCAAGTTTTTCTTTAGATATTAAGTGGGTAGATTATGCTAAATTTATAGACAAAGGTGTTAAGGGTGTTTCAAGTTCAGCAAAAGCACCAAACAGTCCTTATAAGTTTGGAACAGGTAGCGGTAAAGAAGGAGGATTAACAAAAGGAATTGATGAATGGGTTGTTAGAAAAAGAATACAATTTAGAGAGAAAGAAGGTAAAGGAGTTAAAGGTCAATTTATGAGTTATAAACAAACTGCATTTTTAATAAGGCGTTCTATTTGGTTTAAAGGGATAGAAACTACTAACTTCTTTACAAAGCCTTTAGAAGATGCATTTAAACGTTTACCCGATGCTTTAGTTGAAGCGTTTGGTTTAGAAGTAGATAATATATTAAGTAAGAAACAATGATAAAAAGTTTAAGTCCATATTATATAACGATACCTTTTGTAAGTCCTTTAAGCAGTCTTACTTGTACTGCATATACTTTACAAATTTTTGTTTGGAATGGTGCAAAGAATGAACCGCCTACAACACCGAGTTACGAATTTACAAAACCGAATCCAACAGCAAGCACAGGAAATGATATTGTTGATATTGCAAATGTAATAAACGACTTTATTAATTTTAATCCAAGTGCAAATGATAGTACTGATTTATTAAATGGTAATAATCAAAATTGGATAAGAATACAAACATTTTACGAAACAGCAGAACCTTTAGACGCAACAACTCCAACTAATATTTCAGTTGAATTAATGGTAAAAGGGTATTCTTACGGAATGAATGGAGCAAATCAAAGCACACCAACAAATAAGATATTATTAAGCGGTACGGAATTTAAAGTTAATAGAGGAGGTACTTTTGTTTTACCAATTTTAACAGATGATACTGATACTTTAATTAATGCGGTAAATGATACTGCTAATATCTTCTTTCAAGACACTTTAATTGATGTATTGATTAATGATAATTTAGGCTTTACACCTACAAATATTATATCAGTTACTACTTCAATGCCTTCAAGTGTAGGAACGTTTACAATAGAATCTAATAAGGTTAAATTTAATAAAGGTGTTGGAACTTTAGCAACTCCACAAACTTGTAGTTATACGATTGAAGATAGCACAGGCGATAGAAGTACAGCAGTTTTAACAATTAATATTTCAGAAGTTCCTGCTTTACCTGATGCACAAGATGAAACATTCGCAGTTAATGATTTTGATGTAATAGATTTAGACGTTTTAAATAATGACGCTTTAGGAACAGAGCCAACAACAATAGTATCAGTAGATGATAGCTTATTAACGTGCGGAGCGATAACAAATAATACAACTGATTTAACATTTACTCCAAATGGTGTTTATGGTGTTTCAGAAACGTTTACATATACTATTGAAGATTCATTAGCTAATCAATCAACTGCGACAGTAACTTTAAATGTTAGTCATTTGCCAGGCGAAGTTTATTCCGCTTTTAGGTCGAGAGATAACGAAGATGAAATTACTTGTGGATTTTCAACAACTATAAGNATTTTTGTAGAGCCTCAAACAGTTGGTGTATTAACTGACGGAGATTTAATTTATTCATCTGATATGACATTATTTAACGGAGGAAATTTATATTATAAAATTAATTACGGAACATTAAACGCCTCTTGCCAAATTAGTAGCACAGGAGTTTTAAATTTAATATCACTATGCTTATAACAGTCATTTCATACCCAGCAAATCAGATAAACTTTAGCGAAAATGTTACAAGTACTATTTTAAGTAATGAGTTTGTAAAGTATATGTTTGTAGATGTTTCAGAAGCCACAACAGATGAGTATATAGAAATAACTTACAACGGAGAAACTATAACTTTGTTAATTAATGATGAGTGTAGATATACGCCAATAGATATTTATTTCCAAAATAAAGAAGGTGCGGAGCAAGTACTTACATTTTTCAAAGCACAAACAGAAACGTTATCAGTTACAAGTGAGGAATTTCAAGCAAGTAGAGGGCAAGCTAATTTAGGCAACCACCAATACATTAAATACAATGTACAAGGTAGGCAAAAACTAAAAGTTAATAGTGGTTTTGTTGCTGAAGAAATGAACGAAACTTTTAAGCAATTATTTTTAAGCGAGAGAGTTTGGAAATATGAAAACGAAATATTTACACCTTTAAATTTGTCAAGTAAAACATTTGAATATAAAACAAGACAAAAGGACAGATTAATAAATTATGAATTAGAGTTTGAATTTGCTTTTAATGAAATAAATAATATTTAATGCAAGTTAAAATATACATAGGAGAATCTTTGTTAGATACTTTCCCAAATGAGAATATAGAATTAACTTCAGCAGTTAGTTCTATTTCTGATATTACAAAGAATTTAACGGACTTTACAAGAAGTTTTACAGTACCAGCGAGTGATAATAACAATAAATTATTTAAACACTATTACAACGCAAATATTGATAATACTTTTGACGCACGCACAAAGGTAACAGGTCGTATTGAGTTAGATGGTATGCCTTTTAGATATGGTAAATATCGTTTAGAGAAAGTAAGCGTTAAACAGGGTAAACCATACGCTTATACTATTCAATTTTGGGGTAACACAATTAACCTAAAAGACGATTTAAAAAACGATGAGTTAAGTGTGTTAGATTTATCAGCATACGACCACGAATATAATAGTGCAAATGTTAAAACAGGATTGCAAACTTCTTTATTTGGTGGGGATATTGTTTATACTATGTTTGCTAAAAAGCAATACTACTATAATGCTGATGGTGCAGACGATACATTAACACCAACTTTAGCAAATATAGCTTATGATAACGGAGGTAATGCTGGTGTTTTATGGAATGATTTAAAACCAAGTATTAAATTATTACCAATTATAGAAGCTATTGAAACAAAATATAACTTAACTTTTAGCAGGGATTTCTTTGGGCGTGAAGAATTTACAAATATTTATTTTTGGTTAAATAGTAATGCCGAAAAATCTATATCTGGTGGAAATAAAATTGTTGAGTTTAATGCAGGAGATAGTGATTTTATAAACTTTGCCACAAACATTGGAACTTATGTAGTATTTAGAAACCCGGCCAATTTTTGGAATTATAAAAGTTTTCAGCTAAGACCAACAATAACGCCTGATGTTGGATTTGAAAATGTAGAGTATAAGTTTAAAACATATTTAAGACAATATGGTGCTGGGGTTGATACAGGTTTTGTGTTAGTTAGACAGGAAGAAAAAACAGGCGTTAATGTTATGCAAAATTTATTTTTTGATACTATTTTCAACAGCTACACTTTCCAGGTTTATTACGAAATTGAAACAATAGAAGCTTTTAGTTACGACATTTCTTTAAAACAAACAGAAACAATACAAACTTCTTTTTCAACTGGTTTATCAAACATTTATACTACAACAGGAAATGATTTAATATCGGGGGAAGTTCAAATTAAAAATCAATTACCTAAAATTAAAACAATTGACTTTTTAAAAGGATTGTTTCAAATGTTTAAACTAATAGTAATAGCACAAGATAACGGAATAATTTATGTAAATTCTATAAACGATTACTACGCAGAGGGTAATTTAATTAATTTAACTGATTACGTTGATAGCGACAATTACGAGGTTGAAAGGGGCAAACTATTAAATCCTATTGTATTTAATTTTCAAGAACCGCAAACGCTTTTAAATACACAGTTTGAAGCTAACACAGGTCAAGCGTATGGAGATGAAGAATTGATTTTAGAGGATAGCGATGGCGTACAATTAGATGGCGAAAGTTTCGAAGTTAAATTACCATTTGAACAGATAGTATATGAAAGGTTAATTGATTTAAACGATGGCTTACAAACTAATATTATGTATGCTGGTGTATTTGATGAAACTATTGAAGGTGTAAATCCTAAACCACATTTACACTATGTTTATAATAGTAATTTAGATACTAAAACAATTTCGTTTATAAATGATGTAGGGTCAAAAGAAGAAGTTACTATTGCAAATATTCCTACGCACTCTTTAGGATTTGATAACCCTGATTTCTCACTAATTTGGGGTAATGAATTTAATGAGTGGGATGGAAATATAATAACAAATACTTTATATTCTAACTATTACGAAGATTATATTACTTCTGTTTTTAATATCAAAAAACGTTCTTTTAAATTCAAAGGTATTTTACCTTTAAGGTTTCAATTAACTTTAGGTTTAAACGATGTAATACAAATTAGAAATAATTATTACAGAATTGATAACTATACTTTTAATTTACTTACAAAAGAAACTTCTTTCAATTTAGTTAATAGTTTTGATAATACGCTTAATGGTTTTGTAGCAAATAGAACAACTATTACAACTGATTACACAGCCAAAACCGAAAGTATATTTGTAACAAATGGAGGTAATTTTAGTTTTAATAAAGTAGACGTAGGTTTTGGTATTGGTTGGGTTACAGTTTCAAGTATAGGTAGTAATGTTTATTTTGAATTTGAAGAAAATTTAACTGGTGTTATTAGAACAATGCAAGTAGAAATACAAAATACATTAACACTTCAAGAGATAACAATAACATTAATACAATTACCAACAAGCGTAACAGCGGATAACGGAATAATAACAGCAGACACTAATTTAATAACGGCAGACAATGGCTAAACAAGTAATAGGAATTGGAGCAAGTGCAAACGATAACACAGGCGACCCACTAAGAACCGCATTTGATAAATGTAATGATAACTTTACAGAGCTTTTTAACTCAACTAAAAGCGGTAATTTTATTTTGGTAGAATCATTATCGGACTTACCTACTCCAATACCAGGCACAGGCACAATAATATTAAACGCTAATTGCACATATTATATAACAAATACGATAGATTTATTAGGAGGTAATTTATTAGGTTCTGCAAATACAACTATAATAGGTTCAAGTTCAGAGGTTAGTATCTTAACGTCTACAGGTTTAGGTGTTGGAATCCCTTTGTTCACTTCTATATACACAACGCCTATTAGAAACATAGCTATAAATGACGTGGATACAGCTATTAGTTTTGACGGTACTACTAACCCTGACGATACAGCNTTAGATTTTACAGGTGTTAATTTTGTAAATGTTCCAAATATAGGGGTTATTAAAGAAGTTTCTAACTTCATTTTTGACAAAGGAGCTTTATTAAATTCTAAAGGGTTGTGTTTTGATGGAACTATAGGAACGGTTGCATTAAATAATTCTATTTTTAGTGGAGATGGTGCATCGGGGGATATAATAAAATTATTATCTACTTGCGTAATTACAAGAAGATTTAGAATGACATATTCAAGCGTAATCGCTTTTAGTTCTACAATAGGGATAAACGTAGACGTTTCTGCAACTATTCCTGTAGAAAGTTATATTTTAGACACTATTAACTTTAGCGGTGGCGGTACATATTTAAGTGGTGTTACTGTTTCAGATAATAAAACTAATTTTATAAAGTGTAAAGGAATACAAAATACTTCAGAAGTTAGTCAGTATTATATGAATGGAAATACAACAACTACAGTTATAGCGGCTACAAATACACCAGTTAAAGTATTAGGTACTACAACAAGTTCTGCCATTACTCAAAAATTCACAAATACAGACAATAGAGCTACTTACGTGGGGTCATTAACTAAAGTTTTTAAAGTTAGTGCTACATTATCGATTGAAAGCGGAAACAATAACCAAATAGGTATTTATGTTTCTAAAAACGGAACAGTATTAAGTGATAGTGAAGTTTACGGAACAACAAGCGGAGCAGGTAGGAGCGAAAATATAAAGGTTCATACATTAGTAGAATTATTAACAAATGATTATATTGAAATATGGGTCGAAAATGCAACCGCAGTTAATGATATTTTAGTAACTGAATTAAATACAATTATAGATTAATGATAGCGGAAATTATTAAAACATTGCAATCAAATGAATTTTACGGAGCAGGTAAATATACTGAAATTGCAAAAGGAAAAAATCAGATAGTAACAGACTTAAAAGGTCTAAAACGAAAAGTAAAAAGAATATGGCTATCGAAAGAGTAATAAATATTGTAGCAAACGCAAAGCAAGCAACTAAAGATATTAAAGACTTATTTAATACTATGGTTGAATCGGAAATTGCAAACCAAAAACTAAACGCAACTGCTGAAGAAACAGGAGGCGTTTACAAAGAGAGTTCAAAAGAGGCTGTTAAATCAGTTGATAAAATCGGACAAAGTGCAGAGAAGCAAGGCAAAGTAATGCAAAAACTAAACGGAGCAGTTAAGGCGGTCGGTACTTCTTTAAAGGCTTTAGGTATTGGTTTAATTATTGCTTTAGTTGCTAAATTTACAGAAGTACTTTCTAATAATCAACAAGTTGTAGATACATTTAATAAGGTTTCAACAACGATGTCTATTATTATTAATCAGTTGTTTGAAGCCTTTACAGCTATTGCATCAAAGATTAATGAAGCAACAGGTGGTTTTAATGCTTTAGGCGAAGTAGTAGGAAGTATTGCAAAAGGTGTTTTTAATAATTTAAAGTTAGTAGTTTACGAATTACAAATAGCTTTTAATGGTTTAAAATTAGCTTACGAAACTGTTTTCGGAGATGAGGAAGGCGTAAAAAAAGCACAAAAAAACTTAATTGAATTAAGCGGAAAAGTAAAAGACACTTTAAAAGACCAAGTAAAACAAGCTAAAAATGTTTATGATAATATCGGTGAAGCACTTACAGAGGTTGTAGATGGTGTCACAATTTTAGCAACAGAGGGAACAAAAGCAATAAGTGATATTGATGTAAAAGGAGCTTATGCACAAGCCGAAGCAATAGAAAGAAATAAAAAGAACTTTGAACTATTAGCTTTACAACAAGCGAGGTTACAATTACAATATCAAGCACAAGCCGAAGTATTAAGACAAACAAGAGATGACGACAGAAAAAGTATAAGCGAAAGAATAAAAGCAAACGATGAATTAAGTGCGGTTTTAAAAAAACAATTCCAAGCGGAATCAGCGACTATTCAACAGCGTATAAGTGCGTTACAACAAGAGCAAAAATTGTTAGGTGTTACTGCTGAACGTACAAATGAAATTTACCAATTACAAACTGATTTAATTGATGTAAACGAAAGGTTAACAGGTCAAGAATCAGAACAATTAGCAAACAAAAACGCCCTTTTAAAAGAGCAACAAGATTTACAACAAACAGTAGTCGATAATGAAAACCAAAGAAGATTAGACGCTATTAAATTTGAGGAGGAGCAAGCTACAAAAGAAACTCTTAAATTAGAAAAAGAAAGAGAGCGTATAATGTTAGAGCGTCAACTCGCTTTAGAAGATTTAGAAGCTAAAAAATTACTTTACGCAGAAGGCACACAAGCGAGGGTAGATGCAGAGCAAGAATATTTAAACAAAAAACAAGAGTTAGGTTTTGCTTTAATAAATAATACAAAGGCTATACTTGCCGAAGAAGATAGATTAGACAAAGAAAGTAAAGACAAATTAAAAGCGAGAGAGGAAGCACTAAAACAAGCTAAAGTAGATATTGCAGGGCAAACTTTACAACTGATTTCAGAAGTAGCAGGAGAGGGTTCTAAAATCGCTAAAGGTGTAGCAATAGCACAAGCAACAATAAGCGGAATTGAAGGTGTGCAAAATGCGTTTACAACTGCGAGTAAATCTCCAACAACTGCTGTATTTCCAGCGTACCCTTATATACAAGCAGGTTTAGCAGGGGCGTTTAGTTTATTACAAATTAAGAAAATTGCAAGTACCGACATGAGTGGTGGCGGTGGTACGAGTGGCGTAGGTGGAGGCGGTGGAGCATCAGCACCACAAGCACCGAGTTTTAATTTAATTGAGGGAACAGGTAGCAATCAAATTGCAGAAGGTTTAGCAACTGAAAGACAGCCTATACAAGCCTATGTAGTAGCAAGTAATGTAAGTTCAGCACAAGAATTAGATAGAAACGCAATTAATGAGGCAAGTTTATAATAAGTCTAAATAAAAATAATCACATTTTTTTGTAACAAAATGAATTTAAAAAAGTTTTAAGAATATGAAAACATACGAAGCAGTTTTTGACCCAAACGAAGTAAGCGGAGTTTACGCAATTTCTTTAGTAGAATTTCCTGCTATGGAGGGTTTATTTATTGCACTTTCAAAACAAGAAGTACAATTTAAAGAAGTTGACAAAGAGCAACGTATTTTGATGGGATTGGTTTTAGAACCAAATAAACCTATTTATCGTAATCAAGGAGGTGAAGAATTTAACATTATTTTTAACGAGCAAACTATTAAAGATTTAAGTTATAATTTTTTTAAATCAAGTCACCAAAGTAACAGCACCATTGAACACGATGCAAAGCAAAAAATTGAAGGCGTTACTTTTGTTGAAAGTTGGATTGTAGAAAATCCTGAAAACGACAAATCAAACAACTTTGGTTTTAGTTATCCTAAAGGAAGTTGGATTGCAACTATGAAAGTTGATAGCGACGAAATTTGGAACAACTTTGTTAAGACTGGAAAAGTACAAGGTTTTTCTATCGATGCAATGTTAGAATTAAAAGAAGTAAATTTTAAAAGTGAATTAAATATGTCAAATCAGATTGTAGAAGCAATCCAAAAAGGTTTTGAGATGGTATTTTCTAAAACAGAAGCTACTAAAACAAATATCTTATTGGGTTCAATTATGTCCGCTGATGAACAAATTAAGTACGAATTTGATGGCGAAATGTTATCAGTTGGTGCTAATATTTGGGTTACAGCAGAAGATGGTACAAAAGTTCCATTACCTCCAAATGAATACCCTTTAGAAAGTGGTATGACTGTTATCGTAGCAGAAGAAGGAATTGTTGCGGAATTGGTAGAAGCACCAATGGAAGAAGAAACTCCAGCAGAGCCAGCACAAATGGCACAACCTCAAACGAACAACATTTCAGAGGAACAAGCAGGAGCAATTGCAAACGCTGTTAAATCAGTTTTAATTAAGTATTCAGAGGAGCAAGATGCTAAATTTGAATTATTAAAAACTGAATTAGCAGAAACAAAAGAGGCTTTGGTAAAATTATCAGCAGAGCCAGCAAGTAAACCAATTAAGGCTACTCCAATGCAAATGAGTGCAGAGCCTAAAAACACAAAAGAAAGATTATTTAACAGGTTAAATCAAATTAGAAATTAATGGCAACAACAGTATCAGTAACATCAAACTACGCAGGTAAAGAAGCAGGCGGAATCGTAGGTCAAGCTTTTAAAGAAGCGGACACTATTGCAAAAGGGTTTATTACTCCTTTTGAAAATGTAAATTTTAAATTGAATTTACGTAAAATTGAATTAACAGGTGGTAAAAGAGAATACACTTGTGGACACGTTCCAGCAGGAGCAATTACTTTAACTGAAAAAGTTTTAGAACCTAAAAAATTCAAAGATGACTTTTCAGTATGTAAAGAAGATTTCAGAGCGCAATGGTCTGAGGAGTCAATGGGAGCAAGTGCTTACAATGATAACGCTCCAAAAGATATTATGGATGCAATTTTAGTTGAAAAATTAGCTCAAACTGCTGAAGAATTAGACGACAATATTTGGAACGGAGATGGAACAAACGCAACAGAATTTGATGGTTATTTAAAACTATTCTTAGCTGATGCTGATGTAATCGATGTAGATTTAGATGCAGTAACAGAGGCAAACGTAGAAGCTATGTTAAAACTTGCTTTAAACGATGTTCCTGTTGCAATTAGAAGAAAATCTTTAAAAGTAGGTGTTTCTCCTGATGTATTTCAAGCGTATAGCTTTTACTTAGTTTCTAAAGGTATTTCTAATGGTTTAGGTGGAGATGCAAATACAACTCCTAAATTTGGTAAATATGATTTAGTTGAAATTAATGGTTTACCTGACAACACTATTGTAATTGCAGAGCCTAAAAACTTAATCTTTGGAACAGGTTTATTAGCTGACCACAATAGAGTTGAGTTATCAGACGAAGATACTATTGGTTTACAGACTGGTTTAGTTCGTGGTACAATGGTTTACAACGCAGGGGTTTCTTACTATAACGGTGCAGAAATTGTTTGGGCAAGACCAATCGCATAAATATTAACATAACCGCTCATTAAATTGGGCGGTTTTTAAAACCTTATAATAAATGGCTTGTGATATAACATCAGGTAGAGCAAAAGTCTGTAAGGATAGCATCGGAGGGAATAGTAAACTTTATATGTTTAATTATTTAGAAGATGCTTTTACTATTACAGGCGGTTTAGCTACTGCAATAAATCCATCTTTAACGGAAGTATTTGAATACGAGTTAGAAGGAGATGGTAATACGTTAGTTCAGAACATGGTTTCTGAAAGACAAAACGGAACAACTATCAACACTCAAACGTTGACAGTTGTATTAAAACAAATGGACGCTGTTACTTCAGCAGAAATGAATATTGTTGCTAAAGGTTATCCTATGGCAGTTGTAAAAGATAGAAATGGAAAATACCACGCAATCGGTTTGCAGGATGGTATTGATTTTACAGTAGATGCAGTAACAGGTGGAGCAAAAACAGACTTAAATGGTTATACTTTAACAGGTGTAGCAACAACTGGAAGTATTGCACCAATTTTAGACCCTGCTACAATTACAGCATTTTTAGCTTTAGTTTAATTATTGAACACTAAATAGACTATTTTTAAAACCACTAATTAACTTTAGTGGTTTTTTTATGTAACAAAACAAAATAAATTTAGTTTTAATAGTATGAATGTAGTAAATCCAAATAATACAAGTCACGAATTACAAATAATACCAAGATTCTATCCGAGTGATGAATTGGTGTTTACTTTGTATAATGAAGCTACACAAGTTGAAAATAATGTTACTATTATTTATTTAGTAGAAAATGGAGTTTTAACTTTTACATTTGATTTTGATTTTACAGATAGTCAAAAGTTTCAATTTAAAATATTAGAAGGCGCAGAAATAGTTTATAGGGGTAAATTAATAGCAACAACGCAAGAAACTCAAAACTATTTAACAGATAAAAACGAATACTATTATGAGTAACGAAAATATAAGATTAATACAATTAAACAACTACATACGACCAAAAGTAGAGGAAAACAAATCTAAAAATTGGGTTACTAATGGGCGTAATAATTCTTTTTATAAATACATTATAGATAGATATAATGGCAGTCCAACAAATGCTACTATTATAAACTCTTACATAAACTTAATTTATGGGAATGGTTTAGCGTATAAAGGTAACGGAACTGAAGAATGGGTAAAAGTTGTTTCTATATTTCCTAAAAAAGAATTACGAAAAGTATTAGCCGACTTTGTTATTTTTGGAGAAGCGTCTTTGCAAATTATTAAAAAGAAAAATGGCGATTTAGCTAATATTTATCATTTACCAAATGAAAAAGTAGCACCTGCAATAGAAAATGAAGAAGGCGAAATTGAGGGGTATTGGTATTGTAATAATTGGGATAAGCAAAATCAAAACCCACCTGAATATTTTAGTGCTTTTGGCACTTCAAATGACGCAATAGAAATATATTGTATTAAACCATACAAAGCAGGTAAAAACTATTTCAGCGACCCTGACTATTTAGCAGGCTTACCTTATGCTGAAATGGAGGAGGAAATTGCAAACTATTATATTTCGCATATTAAAAATGGACTTTCTTTTGGTTATATTATTAATATTCCTGATGGTAATAGTTTAAGTCCTGAAGAAAAAGACCAACTTGAATACAAGATTAAACAAAAACTAACAGGCTCCAATAATGCAGGTAAGTTTATTTTATCTTTTAATGGTCGTGATGCTGAAATAACAGTAACACCTTTACAAGTTAACGACGCTCATAAACAATGGGAATATTTAACAAGCGAAGCAAGACAACAATTACTTACTTCACATGGTGTAGTTTCTCCAATGCTATTTGGTATTAAAGATAATACAGGTTTGGGAAATAATGCGGATGAATTAGACACAGCAGAGGCACAACTTGTAAAAAGAGTTATACAACCAAAACAAAGAACTATTTTAGAGGCTTTAGATGAAATATTTAATTTCTATGGTATAAACATTAACTTGTACTTTAAACCTTTAACAGAAGCAACACAAACAACTGATGTCGCAATGAGTTCACACGTTTGTTGTTCAGATGAAAAAAAAAAGACTGATTTAGATTTATTTATTGAATTAGGAGAAAGTCAAGAAATAGAAGGGTATGAATTAGAAAGTGTTGAGGCTGTAAATTATGAAGATGAAGATGCAATACAATTAAAAACAAGTACAGGAACTGCAAATCCTAACTTTAAAAGTAAATTTGATACTGAATTTACATTAGTTAGATATAGATACGCAGGAAATCCTAATCCTGAAAGAGAGTTTTGCAAAAGAATGATGCAAGCAAACAAGATTTATAGGAGAGAAGATATAGATTTAATGGGAGAAAAAAATGTAAATCCGGGCTTCGGTATGCACCCTGAACCAAATAAACCATATTCTATTTGGAAACATAAAGGAGGCGGTTTATTAAGTGCTACATTTACAGGTGGAACTTGCAAACATTATTGGGAAAAATTAACGTATAAGAAAAAAGGAATTAAAATAGACCCTAAAAGTCCAATTGCTATTGATGATGCTAAAAAAAATAGAGCAAGTGGTATAGCAGGAATAGCACCGCACGAAATTTAACAAATAAGAAATGGAATATTTACTAATAAATCCAACAGAAATAAGCAAAACCACTATTTTAGGTGGCAATGTTGATATTGACAAATACAGATATAGCGTTTACAATGCTCAAATTATGATTTTAGAACCGCTTTTAGGGACTGAATTATATAATAAGATTGTAGAAGATGCCGAAGCAGAAACTTTAGCTGGTTTGTATTTAGATTTATATAATAAATTTGTTAAGCCAATACTTAAAAATGAGGCTTTAGCGGAGTATTTAGAGGTAGCTTCTTATATGGTTACTAATGGAGGTATTTACAAACATAGTCCTGAAAGTAGTGAAGTTGTAGATAAGCAAGAGGCTCAATATTTAGCAGGTAAATATCATAGTATTGCACAAATGTACGTTCAAAGATTTCAAAAATGGATTTGCAAAAATACTATTACGGAATATAAAACGTATCAAGATGAGGTAAATGCAAGAAAACATTTGAAAGTTACGGCAGGTTGGAAGTTAGATAGTAATATTGATAATTGTGACAGAGCGTGGTATTTACAATAAATGGATATACAAGGAAATGTAAGGATTCAATAGGTGGACTAAAAAAAGTTTACTTATTTCCTTATGTTAAATATTCACGAAGTCAAATTATTTTAAATGATAATATTTTAGCAACCTATCCTGATACCACTATTTACGAATTTGAGGTAGAAACAAATCCAAGCGTAAGCCAAACGCAGTCAGAAGAAAACGGAGGAAAGTATTTTACAATTAATATATCTTTAGATTTACCTAATACTTTAGGTTATGACTTTCAAAAAGTATTAAATAAAGATTATAATATTATTGTAGAAGATAGAAACGGAAAACTTCGATTTTTAGGTAATAGAAACGGCTTAGAATGTACTTCTTTAAATGTTGATAATGGAGGTTCAAAAAATAGTTTTAATGGTTTAAAATTAAGTTTTGAAGGCAAAGAAGAAAATGAGGCTTGGTTTATTAACGATTTAGAAGATGCAGGATTTACAATATTTGGAGGAAATGAATATTTATTACAAGAAAACGGAGATTTCTTATTACAAGAAAACGGATTTAAAATTATATTATAATGGCAGATAAAAAAATAAGTGAATTAACGAGTGCGTCTTTACCCTTAGCAGGTACAGAAGAAATACCAATTGTTCAAAGTGGCGTTACTAAAAAAGTAGCGGTTAGCGAGTTTAGTGGTGGAGGTGGAACTTGGTCTGATTTAACCGACTTTAATTCATTAACAGACGCTACAACACCATTAGCAGGCACAGAAGAAATACCAATTGTTCAAAGTGGCGTTACTAAAAAAGTAGCGGTTAGCGAGTTTAGTGGTGGTGGTGGAACAGAAACATTCGAGCAATCAAGATGGCAATTTAATGATTTTGTTACAGAATCTTCAAATTTATATCCGTTCATAGGAAGTGCGGTAAATAGTGGTAATATTTTTTTCAATTTTGTCACAGGTAATAATATTCTAAAACACTACCAAATTATAAGAAGTGGAGCTTCAGCAAATGGAGGTTATCGAGTCCAAACGAATGGAAACACATCGCCATTTTTTTCCGAAACTGGATTGTGTTTTTTTGGAATTTTTAGAATTGATTCAAGGTCGGATGAAAGAAATAGAATTGTGAGAATTGGTTATTACAATTCTATAAATCAAAATGCACCATCAGACGGAGCTTTTTTGGAAATAATAGGAAACGATGCTACTTTTAAAGTGATATATGATTCTGTTGAAACATCAAGCTCAACATTTGCTTTATCAAGTTCTACTGGGGCATTAGGTTATAGAATTTTAATAGAATGGATTTCTGATACATCTGTAAAATGCAAGTTAGTAGATACTTCTAACAATGTTGTTTTTGATATTACACATTCAACAAATGTGCCAGCAACTAATAAAAGATTTAATTGCGGTGTAGTAGCGACTAATACAACAGCTGGAACAAACATAGAAATTTTACAATTGGATTATATGGGGTTTGGAACGGCTAAACCTAACTTTTTAAACGAATTTTAATTATGATAATTTACAGAGTTTATAACGAAAATGGTGGATATACTGAATTTACTGAAATTCAACAAGGCTTGCAATATGAAGTTATTGAAAAGCAAATAGAAGAAATTAAAATAGTTCCTGAATCTATTTCACAAATGAAACTTCGCAAACAACTTATTTTAAGCGGTATTTCTATAAGTTCTATTGATGTTTTAATACAATCTTTACCACAACCAAATAAAGATTTGATTTATACGATGTGGGAGTATGCAGTTGTATTTGATAGAACAAATCCCGAACTTAATGCAATGGCAGGAATGTTAGAAATAACACAAGAGCAATTAGATGAAATATTTATAAAAGGAAATTTATTATGATACTATTTATAATTGCATACGTTTTATTTTTGCCTTTATCGTTTATAAACTTTTTTTTCGTTAGAAATAGAGGCTATTTTAAAGATAGTGCAATAAATATTGATAAGTTTGGAAATCGTGAGTTTAGAGCGAGTTTAAATAAGTGCTTAATTAATTCAAATAGTCCTTTTGAGTTTGGAAATATAAATGAAACGATTTCAAGTGTATTGGGTAAAAATCAGAGGTTCGGACACCTTACAAAATTCGGAAAAATAATATGTTTAATTTTAGACACAATAGATAAAAATCATTGTGAAAAATCTATACAATGGTAAAATATGATAACAACTAAAACAATTATAGCAATCATAACAACATTTTTAATCTTCATTACGCCAATATTAGGATTATTGGCGTTAATATCTTTTGCGGTTGGGTTTGATACATTATTTGCAATTTATGTAAGTATTAAACAAAAAGGAATTAACTCTTTTAAAAGCACTAAACTATTCAATATAGTAGTTAAGACTTTCTTTTATATGGGTTCGATTATATTTGCTTTTATGATTGACAAATATATTTTAGATGGTAAGTTATTTGATATATCTTATTTAATTTCAAAAGTCCTTACTTTTGTTTGGTTGTATATTGAGGTTAAGTCAATAGATGAAACTTCTATGAAATTGGGTAACCGCTCACTTTGGGTAATTGTAAAAGAAATTATATCAAAAGGCAAAGATTTAAAAAAAGATATTAACGAAATAAAAGACTAATGGCAAAAATAACAACGAATTTTAGTTTAGAGGAATTTAAGTGCAAAGATGGTTCAGATATTCCAAAC